AGCTAAGCCAGTGCCTGCTTCTTCACCAGTACGGCCAGTAAACAAATTGCGCATAATGTCTACACGGTCAGCCGCAAACTTTGTTGGGTCTTCGTTGACATAACCAGCCATGACCTTACGCTCATCGGCATATGGGTCTTGTGTGGTTGGCTTGCCAAATACTGATGGATTTTCTGGGTTGTATTCAACCTTGCGAATGCGAGCTTCGTCCTTGAGGCGAGCAATTCCCCATGCCTCATCTGGACTTGCGCCAGACTTAAGTTCAGCCAAAGCGTCAGAAACAATCTGACGACGTGAAACTGTAGTTGCAGACTTGGAAAGCTCGGTAAAATAGTGCAATGCAAATTGTGGATCTGCATTGGTAAAGGAGCTAAAATCGCCAGTTGGAGTAGCAAAGCGACGCTTGGAATCTTCGCCAAGAATCTCAACCATTTGACGCATCCACTCTTGCTGCTCGGCTGGAATGCCGTAGCCTGTGAATGTAGCACCAGTAGCCATATGCCCTCTTGTAGCAATGGCAATGCGTGCAGCCAAATCCAAGTCTTGCTCACTAGCGAGCTTGGTCAATCCCTTGGATACAGTTTTGCGAACAATGCCCTTTTGGCCTTCGGCCAAAGAAGCAAGTGCGGCTTGTGGGCCTTCTTCGTTATACAGCTTGTAAGCATCAGATGCCTTTGGCATGATGGTAGGAAGCTCATCGACGTCGTAGGCATTCTTAAGATTTCTCATGTAAGTCTTGAAGTCTGTGCCTTCAGAAACTGCATGGATAGCATTTTCAAGAATAGCTAGGTCTTCTTTGTCGGCTAACTTGTAGTTCATCTTAGCGGCAGCGCCAGCAATTTTAGCCTTAGCTACATCCAATGAACCAAAGCGGAAGATTGCTGGAATTAATTCAGATGCAGCAATACGAATACCGAAGCCACCAGTCAGCAAAGCGAGAGGCTTGAAAGCCTTGTCAATATAGCGACGACCAAAGTCATCAACCTTGCCATAAAGCTTGCCGTATGTACCCATTTCGCGCATAGCGCTTTTAACGGCATAGAAGTTCGGCATGGTGAACATACCGCGCTGGTCAAGAAATCTTCCCTGTGGTGTGGATTTGCCATCAAATTCAGCCACCGAGGCACGGTTATCTGAAATAAAACCTGTGCCGTAATTCACTTTATCAATAGGTCCATGAACCAATTCAGCAGACTTGTCCATAATGCGCTGCGCTAAAGCAGGGTCATCTGGAAGGCCAGCAGCCTTGTACATCTCGTTAAGAAGGCCAGTGTAAATATCCTTCTTGTCAGCGATGTTGCCATTGATAAACTGAGTTGTCATTTGCTTGGCAAGCTGGTCTGACATAGAGAATCGAGCAATGCGATAGACCGATATGGCTGAAGCTGGGTCATTTGGATCGAACTGAGTGTTAGACAAATCCAAGGTTTTTGTATCAATGTTGTATGGAAGATAGCCGCTGAAGGTACGAACCTTACCAGCAATAGCTGACTTCCACGTATCGCCTGACCATGGGCGAAGGGCTACTGGCATAATGTTTTGCTGCACGCCAGTGTTAACCACTTGCTGCATGCCAGTATCGGCGTTTGTTTCTAAGGTAAGTTTGTTTGCACGGCGAGGCACAAAGAAATTGGCTTGGTTGCCGAGAAGGTAAAGCTCATCGTTAGAATCCCACTGACGCATCTTGTCAGCCACATTGGAAAGCGCAGCACGAATGACGGTACGGTTAGGAACCATAGCAGCGCCATTGACCGAAAAGTTCTTCATAAACTCTTGGTCGTATGTTGCCTGCATGAAAACTTTGTGAACGTCTTCTGCGGTTACTTTAGCACCCTCGCCAGCTGGCTTGAGGTACTGAACCATTCCTTGAAGTCCTGGATACTTTTGAGCAATATCCGCTTGAGCAAAGGTAGTCTTCTTGGCATCGTTGAGTGTATCTGCGATGTCTTCCAAGCCACGAACGTACTTGGCTCCAGCGTTACCAGCTATTACGTTAACAACATTGTTGTTCTTGCCAGCCTGATACAAGCTATCTAGCTGATCTGGCGAGAATACGCGAAGGCTGTTCTTGCCAAGAAAATCTGTAATTCCGTTCATTAGCCCACGGAAAGGACCTGCGGCTGTTGTTACAAGACGACCTTCTTCAGTTTTAAGAAGTTTGCCCTGAACTATACCAGTGCGTAGGTTACCACCAGCAACCAATGGGTCAAGGTTAAAGTCAAACGCTGCATCGCCAAGACCAGAAAGAACCTTGCCAACACCTGTATTGGTATTCTTCAAATCGCCAAGGCCAGGAACGTGAGCTACAGCGTTAGATAAATCACGGCCAAAAGAAACCTGATAGTTAGGATTGGTAGCATCGGAAAGTGAATCACGATATGTTCTACCAAATAAACTGCCTACGCCTCGTTCTACTTCAGCGGCAACGTCTGCACCTAAGCCAATACCTTCTGGACCAGCGGTAAATGCTCCAAGAGTGGCACCGCCTGCTACACCAGCGGCAGCCATCAAACCTTCTAATGCTCCGTGGCGTACCCACACGGAATGAATAAACTTGTAATCCTGCTGGATCTGTTGCAATGGCTTGTTAAGCCATGCAAGACCAGAGGTAACAACCTTGGCTGCGCCACCGAAAAGTGACTGCCAAACGCCTTGGCTGTTTGTATTAGCAGCATTATCCTGAACGGATTGCTGGAAAGAGGAAACGTTTGCCGCATGCAAAACAGTGGTTGCTGTTGCATCCTGATTAGCGGATGTAGCTACATCGCTTGCAAGACCAGGTTGCTGGCCAAGGCCAGGGTGGTTTTGCAGCGTGACATTCATGTCATTTGTAGGAATGGGTGTGTGCAGGTTTTGGGCGTCTGCCATTAGTACCCCTGGCTAAACTTTTGCGCTAGCGCCTTTAGTGCTGGTGAAGCAGTTGGGTTAGAAGCTAGAGCTTGAATACCCTGCTTGGCGGTTTGGTATTGAGCAATATCAGGTGACTGCAAGTTCAATGCAGCGACGCCAGGACCAGGGCCTGATGCTGCGCCAGCAGTAACTGGCTCATCAGGACGTTGGGTAGGAGCTGTCAATGGTACAACTTGCTGTTGTGGCATAGCTTGTTGCTGTCCACCCTGTGATGCTGCTTGCGCAACCTGTGATGGAGCTAGTGACTTAGCCTGTACTCCAGTCTGCGCCATAGGTGCAGATGCCTGAAGATTAGCTAGCTCTTGTCCATCGCCGTAATTAGGCATACCTGAGATATACCGTTGTGCTTGCTTTGATGCTGGTCCGCCATCGGTGCGTTGGCTCATAGCCCCTGGGCCTGAAATCATTGCTGGCTTAGCTGCCTGTGGCATGATTTATTCTCCCTCTTGTAAAGTCTCGATGGTGCGGGCGGCATACTCGTGGAACGATTCTTTATGATCCACGAAACTCGCTTGATGTTCTAGCATTTGGCTGAGAACATCAAATCCGCTTGCTATGTCAATTAAGATAGCTGCGGTTGTGTCAGCGAGCAGAGCAAGAACGTCCCACTTGCTTAGCCGTGTGGGTGGCATGCCCTGCTGCTCTGACATAATTACTTCTTTGCTACTGGCTTATTATCTGGGTGATACTTTGGTGTTGAGTCGCCAGCTTGACGAACAGGATTTGAATTCATTGTTGGTTGAGGTGCTGGCTTTGCAGTAGCAGTCTTAGTATCAGAACTAAGTGCTGCGTGTGCTGCAAGCACACCAGCTCCAGCTACGGCAGTTGCTGCCGCTCCTTGAATTCTACCCTTTGCTGCGCCTTCGTCGTGAGCTGATTGCAAACGAGCATTCTCGTTCATTTTACGAGTTTCTGCTGCATTCTTTCCACGCTCTGAAGCGCCTTCATCTACAGTCTTGTAGGTTTTGGCAGCGCGATTTTGTTGAGAGATAGCTTTATTTTGAGACTTAGGAAGTTCTTTGCTGCTCTTTGAGAACGACTGAACTTCGTTAGAGTCTCCTGAAGTAGCGCGGGCGTCGCCTTCGCCGCCATCGCCCATTGGGCCAGCGCCGCCATCTCCTCTACCTAAGGTTGTCATTTAGATTACTTAGCGCCTGGGTTTGTTCCGCGTGTGCCTGAAGGCTGTGCGCTGTACTTGATGGTTGACTTGCCAGTTCCAACTGGACCAGACTTCTTCTGGATTGCAGTCTTCTGTGTTACTGCGTCTGACGAACCATGTCCGCCTTGATTCTTTGGCGAAGGAACCTTAGTTGTAAGGCTCGCCTTTGTCATTGGTGATACTTTTGCCATTGTTATTCTCCTATAGGGGATGTTGACAACCAGGAACGTTAGGCTGGTTGTCTCCTGGCTACATTCGCAGATAGCTGCGGCTGGCCAGAAGATGAAAGTCCTGCGAGCAGGTTTTGTAGCGCTGATCCGCCTTGCGGTGCGCCTTGTGGTGGCATTGCGGGAGATGCCCCAGAAGGAGCCTGTCCTGGGGCTTGAGCCTCACCAGCGGCTGCAACTTCTGGGGATGCTGGTGGTTGGGCAAACGCCTCAACGATTAGGTCTTCGATATTGTCGCCTGCTTGACGACCCTTGATGACCGATGCCATTGCGGTAAGAATCTTTGATGGGTCTTGACCCTGCGCTGCCATCGCTGGGATAGCTTGTGCGTAAGAAGCCATAGCTGACATGAGTGAATCTCTCAATTCCTCAACTTCAACTTTTTCTTCTTCCTGAGTAACGTTCATATCCCAAGGCATTTGACGACGAAGGAAATCACGTGAGATAAGTTTATCACCACGAGCCTGCAAACCAAACACCAAAGCACGGTTTGGATCAAGGCCTGCCATCATGCCGTAAGAAACATCTACCCAGTAATCACCAGCAATATCCTTGCTTGGTGTGTAGCTAATCTCGTAAGGTGCGCCAGAGACAACTCCGCGTACTTCCTTTTCGACATCGCCAAAGAGCTTCTCATCCATGAGGAAGCAGATGCGCATAACCTGGCGAAATACTTCTGAGAAGACAGCCTGTGCTGTCTTGACTTGTGTATCGAATCCACCCATAAGGGCTTCAACGCCACGGCCTGTAACGATAGAACCTGACTGCACACCCATACGACCTTGTGGATAGCGTGAGCCAATGCGAAGTTCTTGATCTAGTGTGGCTGCCTCTTGGAAAATTCCGTTAGGAATGTCTAGGCCAACACGACGAATCTTCTCTGGGTTGGCAGAACGAATGGTTGCATCTGGGCCAATCTCCAGAACGTTAACGTCAGCAGGCAAAGCGAATGGAGCCTGTACGGACTTCTGTGCTGCTTCCAACTGCAAGGTAGCAAAGCGAGCCTTGGCAACCTGTACCCACATGATGTCATCAAATTGTCCGCGTTGGTTCTCATCGGAATCGATGCCAGGACGGATAGCGATGACGACAGGCAATTCACCAATAAGGTTCTTTGCACGGTCAAGGACAAGGTTGTGACGCTCAGGAACAAACAGGATGACTTCATCCTTGTCCTGGTAGCGGAAGACTTCGAGCATACGCTCTGAGTTGCGGTTCTCATAAGGTCCGCGAATAACAGACTCATGCTCAGGGAATTCGTTGCATAGCTCGCGCACTGTCTTGTTGTAGCGCTTGCTATAAGACAAGAGCTTACCGAATCGGTCATACTCTGGGTATGCAGCGATTGGGTTATCAATGCGAATCATTGGGCGCTTGTTTTCCCAGTCAGGCTCAATGATGAAAGGAAGCATGCCGAAGGTTACATAACGGTCTGCGCCTGTGTACATTAGCGTTTGGAGACGGCATGTATCGCGGTAACCTGCGGCAATCATTGTTCGCTTGTCGGCCTTCTTGCGTGCACGATCTGAAACAGAGTCAGTCGAATCGCAGTTGAAAGCTGGGAGTGGAGCAATAACTTCGGCTACGTCACGAGCAGCCACGTCGATAAAGTTAGCCACCATGGGCTTAGGAAATTCATCAGGGAACATTCCTGGATAGACTTGCTGAATATCTCCAGCACGAATCGCCTGAAGGTCGGTCCAGCGAGCATCGCGAGTATGGTAATGGTCGCGGAGCTTGCGTATCTTTACGCTTAGCTCGTCGATGTCAAGACTCACAAGTAACCTCCGTTAGCAGCCATTTTCTGTTGAAGTTGGGCATATTCTTCCAAGTTGACGACCTTACGCCGTGCTAGGTCCATAGGTGTAGCAAATGGATTCTTCACGAACGTGCCGCCGTATGCACCTGCCTGATTGATGTAATCACGCATTTGCGTTTCAGCAAACCAGAGGGCCATTGGACCGTCTTGTTTGTTCTTCGTCCCAGCTGACCAGGTAATGAGTTGCTCGATCAGCGCCTTAATATGTTCATTGTCAGCCCGTGGCAATTCCAGCAAATTGTTTTTCAAGAACTTGCCTTGGTTGTCCACTGAGCCAAACAGCGGAGCCATGGAGGCTACGCCAAATTCTAGGTCCATCTTATTTCCGCCAGTGTAATGCTGGACAAGACGGATGCCTCGCGAAGCAAGGAATGAGTTAATCTGTTCGTCTTGAGTCAAGAACAGCTGGAAAGCATTCTTCTCAATGACCCAGACCTTAGGTTGGTACTTCTCGGTCCATGAGCGAATCAGTTCGCGGATAGCCTGCGGCGTAGGCGCGGGCATACGTGATGCCTCTAGCAGATAACGCTTGCCTGTGATTCTGTCGCCAGCCATAATGACTGAGAAGGTATCGCCAGACATGGCAGGATCCATAGACGCTACGATGTACTGACTGCTTAAAGACTCTGGATGGCCTGGTGCGCCTGGGATAAGCGGGCCAGAGGCACGCATGCCGCTGATAGAACCGCGTACACACTCAGGGGAGAAGATGGCGGTTGATTCAACATCTTGCTGCTGGTAAACCATCGCCCAAGTCTTTGGGTCAATCAAGCCGCGACGGCGGCGAAGATGTTCGCCCGACCAACGTGGGTACAAACCATTCTCGTCTGGTGCTGTGTCATCTGCGTCCCATGGACGGTCAGACTTAGGCCAGAGGGTAACCCAATCCTTTGGGTCATCCTTAAACTCAAGTACCGCTGGCATAGCCAGGTAAGTCCACGGGGACTTGTTATCTGGGTAACGCTCAGGGTTACGCATCTCGCGATATAGGTCCATTGGATCTACGCGAGTACCAACGACCAAAATCTTTCCCGTTGGACCAACACGCGTCAAGACTTCCTGTTGAATCCAGCGAATCTGCTTTTCGTACTCGCCAGCATTGGCGAGAGTCACGCAGTCGTCCAGGATGATTAGGTCGGCACGTGCGCCGTAAATCTGTCCGCCGATGCCGAGGGCCTGAAGCGTAGGGTCTTTTTCACCCGACTCGCGCTCAAGGTAGATGGCGTCTTGCGTCCACTTTTCAGCGGTGGCTTTGAAGCCTTCCACTGGAGCGTATCGTCTTTGAAGCTCTGCCCATTGGGGAGAGGTTAGCCGCTGCTTGACGGCATAAAGGAATTCCTTTGCCATTGACTGCGTCTTAGAGACGAGCTTGATTCGAACGTTAGGATTGGTAACAATCCGATATGTCACATAGTCAATGGAGACGGTCATGGACTTGGCATGCTCTGGTGGCATGTTAACCAAAACGTAGTTCTTGAAGTTTGGCTCGTAGGTCATCGAGCCATGCAGCCAGGCGGGTTCGCCTTCCTCCAGCAGCGAGGTGATATTGCGCTGATGATCGAAGGTCTTGCTGTTTAGATATTTAGACCTAAAGTCTTCAAAAGATATATTGGCATCTTCGTCGGCGATAACGCCTTTTCGGCGCTTGATAACTCGCGCCAAATCAATCGCCTCTTTAAACTGAGGGTCGGATGCTCGGTAGTACTCATAGGACTTGACGGACTTGCCGACTGCGCGGCAAGCGTCTTCCACGGTAACGCCGTCGTTGATTAGCTCAACGAGGCGTTTCTTTGCCTCAGGCGCGGACAAGCTAGCGCCTTCGACAAGGCGGTATTTCGATGCGTCTTTAATTGCCATTGGGTTAATCTCCTTTGGTGGTGAGATTAGACCTATCCCACGTATATCTTTGCTACGCAAAGATTTACTACGGTGAGGTTATACCTCACCTACTGCGAAGCATTGCCTGTGGGCAATGTCGTGGATTATTTAGGGGCGCCGCCAGGCGCCGCCTGTCGTCTTCCCTATGGGTTAACGAGCAGGGCCATAAGCCCTGATCGGTCGTTCGTCTCATCGGCAACCTCGCTGTGAGGCTCGGCTGCGATGAAGCCGAACTAACGGAGCCGTATTTATTTTAACCCCTATATATACTAAGGCGGGATAAAACCGCTTTATCCCGCATTGGAGGGGGTGATTTATGTCACACGCTCTAAAGTGAGTATTTTATACTGTTTTTGGTCAAAAAATAGTTGTGGATCTGTCTTAGTATTTGATACGGAATCTCAGTATTTAGAAAAAATATTTTGGTTGATTGTACACACACACCCGTCGGCGCATTAAAA